GCCCATGTTTGAGGCCCTTTCGCATCAAAACTGCCGTGCGCTTGTAACCGGGGAGTAATCTCTCCCATCCGGGTCGGCCCACGATTTCCATGCTGTCGCATTCGTGGTCTGCGGCATAAGCGGCGATCTGTCGTTCAAGATCCAGAAGCTCGTTTAGGTCTCCCCCCGCGAGGCCAATTCGCAAGGTGGTGCCGCTCACGCATGTTATGGCCGCGCAATTGGCTCCGGTGAAAAGCTGGAAATCGCCGCAAACAATCGCGGACTCAACCTCTGCCCTGGACAAACCCTCGAACATCTCGGTGGCGGGGGAAATCCATCCCCATACCTTGTCGCTCAAGGGATAAACCTGCTCGACGGACATCAGAACCCGCCTTGGCCGGGCTCGAACCGGACATCGGTGGCGAGCCAGCGGACGGACTGTGCATCGGTCATCGTGCGTATTCGCACCGCCGCGTTCCATCCAATCTCGGCAACGCTCAACCATTCCAGCTTGGTCGAGATCGGCGCACCCCAGCTTGCCGTATCCCAGCTTGCGACATCCCAGGTTGCACCTTCAGAAGTTCCAGTTGTCGGCGTCAGCGTCGATGTCCCGTCGCGGTAATCCACATCGAAACCGATGGAAACGGTCAGATTGCTTTCGGACGCCATGACGGGGCGAATCGCCGTGTAGCGAGTGGGGCCGCTGCGCTCTCCAAAGTATATGAACGCCGTCTTGGCGGTCGCTTCAATGGCACTCCCGCCGTCGTCAACGCCGGTGTCCGCCTTGTGGACCTTGGTATCCCCGCCGAAATAGAGATCGCTGTCAAAGACCGCCCAGCAATAAGCGTCTTGATTGCGAAACCGCGCCCAGGCTCCCGTTACCAAATTTACGACGTATTGAACGAACTCCCCGCTTGCTGACGACGGAGCATTAAACAGTGCATAACCCCCACGGGGATAAAGCTGGCCTTCCCATCCAAAGGTCGCCCGATAAGTAACGACGGACTCGTTATAGGTCAGGCTGATCTTGTCGCTAATGGCTTGGTTTGGTGCCGCCTCGCCAGTCCCCAAAACCTGGGTCATTGGCAACACGCCATTCTCGGTTATCAAATAGCAGTCCGATCCGACATTCAGGATGCACCGCCGTCCGATGGGACGCCCGACGCGGTAGACGCCGACCAGCGTCCACTTGGTCGCATCGCCAGGGTCCGTTCCGGCGTACATCGCCATCTCGCCCTGGTCCGTCCAGAACAGACAGTTGTCCTCGGGGCCTGCTCCGCCATCCCGCGTCCATGTCGCAATGGCCTGAAGCTGACCGCCCATGCTGAACACACTGCCGAGATTGAACTCCGAGACAGTACCAGCGACCGCATTGACTCCGAGAAAACCAAACGTCAAGGAGTTATTGAAAACAAAGAACAAACGCTCCTTGAAAATAGCCACGTTGACGATATCGGTTGCCGTGACGCCGCTCAGAGTCGGGGTTGCCCACGCCGATCCGTTCCAGTGTCGAGGCGCATCCGCGCCATTGCAGATCCACAGAAACGAACCGCCGGCGGTGGTCATGTTTGTCCATTGAAACTTGGCGTTCGACAGGCTGGTGATCACCGCAGACCCGACCGAGCCCGCTGCCGTGACGTTATAGACGGCGGTCCCGCTGGCGGCGAACATCGTGTTCGCGCTGCCGGAATTGTAGACCATCAAACTTTGGACCGTAGACGGGAGACCCGTTACATGGTCCTCGTATCCGTTGCGGACCTGGACGTGGGATCTCGCCGGAAAGAAATTGTCCAGACGTATCGCGTCCGTGGGCGGAATAAGGTCCACGCTGTCGCGCGTATTCAATCCGCCGATCGGTGCCGGGACGGTCGCGTTGGCTCCCGTGATGCGGAGCGGTGCCAGCATTAGTAGGGCTTGGCGCCTCTAGCGGTTCTGGCACCGGGGTTGGCCTTTATCGCGCCGCCTTTTGTTGACGCAGCGGTGAAATTGTCGGTTGCCTTAGCAGGGTTGAACGCGCCGCCCGTGTGAACCGGGGGCTTCTGGACGGTGGTGCTGTCGTAGGGCGATGCACCGCCCGTTCTGGCTTTCGGGTTGGCCTTGTAAGCCATGCCTCCAAAATTCGGCATTATGACCTCCTGGTTAGAGAGTGAAGTTTCCTTCTGGCACGTTCAAAGCCAGGAACGCCCGGCTGGGACCGGCCATGCGCAGAATCGGCTTCGCGCCGTCCTGATTGGTGTATTCCGTCAGGCGTGTTTGATAGTCCATGAACTGCTGCTCGTAGGGGAGCCCCTTCAGTTTGAGAAACCGCCAGACAACGCCCAGCACAATCAATTCTTCTTCCAGCACTGTGGTTTGGCTATCGCCACTGAATTTATCCGCATTGGCGGTGCTGCCACCGGAGGTGTCGACCCAGTTTTTCGAGACGTACTCGAAGTTGACAGATTGCCCTGCGGTGGGCGTCGGGTTCATCAGCAAATTTCCGGTGCGTATGCGGAAATAATTTGTGATGCCACCGGATACCACGGCCTTGATCTCTTGCCATTCGGACCCCGTGATCGGTCCGTAGTATTTTCTGTCGGTCGTGCGGTTCCAAAGCGTGTTATTTGAGAAGCGCCCGAAATCCGATGCAATACTCGTCATCGCTCCCTGGCTTTCCGCAGCTAGGGTCGTATGACTTCCCTCCTTGATTAGAACTTCCCACTTGTATTTGCGCACTTGCGCGCGGCCTTCCTGGTTGACCGCCGCTTCAAGCTGAATCACGGACGTATCCGTCGAGGCCGTCACGGCATCGGGTGCCGTGATCCCTATGATCTTGGCCGCGTCCTGACAGATAGTGAGTAACGTCATCCCACCGTCCGGGTTGGTTCAATGCCCGCAAGCGCCGCCAGATGATCGCGCGCCTTTTTACGCAGATCGCTCGTGCCTGCACCCAACGAGGATGCTGATGCGTCCGACAATTCCGCAAGCTGCTCTACGGTATGAACATCCTGCTTTTCCAGAACCGAGGCACGCCGTGGGCCGAGACCTTTGATCGCCGTGAGTGGCGTCCCTGCACTCGGCGTCGATACAGATCCGGTTTTCTGGTAAGCCGCCCATTCGAGAGGGAAGTTTTCTTCCAGAAAATCCGCTTTTTCAGCAACCTTGTAGAGTACCGTATTGCTGTCGCCGACCCGGCGTATCTCGACCAGATCGACGCCCGCATCGTTCTTTATGAACTCGATTCGTAAATTGCTCATCATATGAAGTTGCGGGGGAGCCCAAAGGCCCCCCCACTCCTTTTCTGGCTAGATAGCTGCCGACATGGGCCACGTTCCCATGCCTGCCGCCGATCCCGCAGTACCGCTGCGAGCGGTCGTAAGAAACAGACCGTTGACGGCGGTTTGGGAAGTCGAATCATCGTCCAGACTGCCAGCAGTAGCAGACGAATAGAGGGTCGCGTCAGCAGCAGCGGACGCCAGCACGTTAAGAGTGCAAACACCCGTAAGCTGGACCCAACCATATTCACCGGAACTAATCGCGGCTGGAGAGACCCCGACGATGTGGCCGTCATCGATGAGCGCCTTCGTGCAGGGCACTCCCGAAAACGCCTCGGTCACCGTTACAACGTCATACTGTGCGACGGCCGAGCCGGCTGTGATGTAAAGCCACGTCGAATTGTCGGTGCCGAGCATCCGCGTTCCGATGGCCTGGGATGGGGTAGATTCCGTCCCGCCATCAAAATCGATGCCGACCGCCGATTGGGTGGTATAGGCCATTTAGTCCTCCTACGCCTGGATGACGCCCTGACGAGCGCGGTTCGAGACGGTCATATTCCCCGCCCATGCCACCGGCATCACCAAAGCGTCCTGGTTGACAGAAGCCTTCTCGCCGAGAGGCACAAACTCACGGCCCTGTGCATAACGCAGGAACAGGTAATCCGTGTTGAGCATGTACATCTTGTTCGAGGGGCATTGATCGTCGTAGTACACTGGGGCGTCCATGAACATGAGGTTCATAAAGCCCGCCGACGCCGACTCGTCAGAGGTAAACCGCTGGTTCGTCTGAAGCGAAGACCAGTAGAAACCAAAATAATTGGTATCTCCGACGATCACGTCAGGACGATCCGCGCCACGAATGCAGGCGAGCCAAAGAGTGTTCATGGCCGTCTGGATCGTGGTAGCGGAAGCAGTCACGCCTTCCGTCGAGAAGTCATAGACCTGATTGGCCCAGAAGGTATAGGTGCCGGAATTGATGCCGCCAACCGTGTTGCCCACGGTCCCCGGAACGATCAATTGCAGGCCACCAAGCTCCTTGGAATCAGTGCCGG